TCCTCTTTGAGTCTTTCCACTTCGCTTTGCAGTCGGTTTAACCGGCTTGACGCTTGGTCGATCCAGTCTTTCACTTCTTGCGGCATCTCGTAGAGCCTTTCTGGCTGCTTTTTCTGCGGCTCGCTCTTCTTGGCGGATACGCTCTTCGGCTTCAGCGAAACGGTGGACTTTACGGGAAGTTCCTGTTTTTTCAGCGGCATGTTTTGCCTCCTTTAAGTATTGGTCGGGGTCTGACAACCCCATGAATGGATTGACAGACACTGTGTTCATTGGCGTTGTGCAGGTATGCGGTTGCGGATGGCTTCACCCAATCCTTCGATGTTGACGCACTCATCGGCCAGCTTGGCGCACTCTTCACGCTCAATCATGATGGCCCTCTTGGTTGTTTCAATGGCCACAGTCATGATTTCTGCCTTGGCAATCGCCAGCGCATCGTCGAATTCTTGCTGTGTGAAGAACTTGACGGCGCCGTTATTGCCGAGTAGGGATCGAGCCAATGGGCTGAGTTCTTTAGTCATGCTGTTTCTCCTGTTCTGTTCGTTCGTTATTAAGTTGCCACCCAAGAATGACGTATTGCCATTCATCAGGCATCTTGGTGTTAAGTTCCGCAATCCGCTTAATAGCTACTGTGTGCAAATCCTTAAATGGGGTGGCGCTCCAACCGGGACACATCTTGTCGCAAAAATAATCTTTAAAAATGTTCTGAGTTGGCATGTGCTCCTTGGCGTACCAAAGCTCAGGAAAATATAAATTGCCCATAATTAACTCCTTGTTTTTAATACCGGGTCGCACCAGCGCCCACATTTGCGACACTGCCAATTTATTCGGTCAAGCGGGTCGCGTTTAATTGCTCCCCCGCCATGGATCCACGAACACCAAAACCTTTTTATTGCATTCATTTCTGTTTCTCCTGTTCTGGAAAGTAAATTGTTACAAACCTTACGGCTGTGTCTCCGTCTTTAAGTAGCACAACAAGCGTTGCGGCTGTTAAATCCATGCCGTAAATTAAACGTAGTGCTTCCCAAATTTTTTGTTTTTCGTTATTCATGTGTTCTTCTCCTTGAGTTGTTCTGTCTTTAGTCATAACGGTGCATCCTCAAAGTTGTCCGGGTTGAACTTGGGTTCGCCCGGTTTGCTGGGCGGTAGTTGGGTTGGAAAAGGCCACATTATTTCTTCTCCGGTGGTGGCGGGATCATAGTCTCGCTTGGTGGAACCCAGCCGAACTTGCGCCAGATTGTCTGCACATCGCTGCCCGACTTCCATTTGAAGTCTGGTGGGGGCATGCAAATCTTTGAGTGGGGTGGTAGTGGTGTAATCATTCTGCTCTCTCCATTTGACGTTCTTGCTCTTTCTCGGACAACTGGCAGCCGATCTCGTATGCCAAGTGTTCGATTGTTTCGGCGTCCAGAATCTTGATGACGTTAACGCCCTTGTACAAAACCTCTTCAATCACCACGTCAGCGGTGTAGGTTGCGAAATCCAGTTTGGTTTCGTATTCAACTACCACGGTGTCGTGGTTCAGTTCCATTTGAATTTTCATGGTGCTCTCCTTACCAGTTTGATTCGATGGTTTTCAACATGTCTGCGACTTGTTCAGATATGTCGGTGAATGCCTCGAGCACGTCAGCATCAACGTGGCCGTTGTCTTTGTGGTTGGCGTAGTCGCCTTGAACCAAGATGCGATCGCCTGCCCAGCGCCCGATCATTGGGTGCTTAGGAAAGTCGCCGCCTCCTCTGCCGTTGCTGTTGGCCAACAAGGCAAACAACGCTGTGCTTGTGCTGCCGATGTGACCGACCTGCTCGTACAGCTTCAACCCGTTGTCGATGCTGTGCGGGTTAATGCGTTCTTTTTTGTCTAGGTTGTAGACCTCGTGATACTGACCCATAGCTGTCTCCTTAGCTGATGTGAACGATGGTGAAGTGGTCGCGCATGAATTGAACTGGGCTGTTGAACACCTCGTCCATGTATTGCTTGGCCACGAAGCCACCCAGAATCATGTTGTAGCAGTCGCGCTTGGCCATGTAATAGTGGTAGTCGCGTTCACCTTCACGGAAGTTCGACCATTGGTTTTGCTTGGCAAAGCGCTCGATGTCGTCCTGAAGGCTGTGCTCAGAGTAATAGGCCTTGAAGCCATTCAGGTCATAGTGGGCGATGAAACCAGAGCAAAGGTTCAAGAACTTGTAGCCGGTGTTGTTCAGCTTATTGATGTCTTTGCAGGCGGCCAGCACGTTCTTGCTGATCAAGCGCTTTTGGTTGTAGGTCAATGGTGTCATGGTGTTTACCTCGGTTTAACCGAGGGCCGAAGCCCTCAGTTGGTTTATTGGTTGGCGGTTTCGATTGCGTACACGGGGAAGTTTCTGGATGACAGGGCAATCAAGTTGCCAAATCCGTCATCAGCACAAAACACCGTGGTGGTGCGAGAGATGTAGTTCGAGGGAACTTGAAATGCCCAAAATCCAATGAGTGTTTGCATGATGATCCCCTTGATTAACGGCTGGTAATTTTGATAGAGAACACAGCGGTGGTCTTGGTGAACTTGTTGTAAAAGTCCTCGCCCATGGCGCTGATGAATGCGTCCTTGTCGAACACAGTGCGGTTGCATTCGGTGTAAGTGCATTTGAACAAAGCACCCTCAAACACTTTGGTTTCGCCGTTGATTGCAACATCCTTCATTGCATCTTTGATCTTGTCGGCTTGCTTGGTCAGCGTGGCGATCTGTGCCAACAAGGTGCCGAGTTCGTCAGCGGAAGAAGGGGTGGTGGTGATAACTGTCATTTCGTTCTCCTAAACCTGCAACATCGCAGTGAGGAGAATTTTAACAACAAGTTAAAGAACCTGTAAATAGATACCCGACTAAGTTGTAGGGTTAATTATTTTGCATGTACTCGATCAGGTCGTGGATCGTTCTGTTGAGGGCATCGTTCTCATCCATCTTGGCTATGGCCCACGCACGTTTCTGGCCGTGCCAGCCCATGAGACTGCCTTGGTGGCAGGACTTGCATAGAGCCACCACGGTGTACTGGTTGCCCTGCTTTGTGTGGTGGGCATCCGATGGGCCTTCCTGACCGCATACCGAGCAGGGAAGGCACTTGATCATGGCCACATAGGCACGTTCTCTGGCGTTCAGTTTGTTGTTCATGCCACGTTCCTATCCATGGCGCGATTGCTTGCTTCCGTTGATCGCCACACATCAATTCGAGCCTGTGCTGCCACTATGTGCCAACGTAAGCCTTCTGCGACCTCTGTGGCCGTTTTAATGGCCTTTAAGAGTTCTATGTACTCCGAGTCTGCATACGCTTCCATTTCCGCGGCTGCAACCGATTTAGCCCCATTGACGATGGCTGTCTTCATGAGCAGGGCTTTCTTGCTCTTGCGGAACTCTTCGAGGTACGTCAGTTCGGCCTTTGCTTGTGCGTATTTGGCGCCGTTCGAGTAGATGTACTCGATGGCCTTAAGGGGGTTGATGTCAGCGTGGTTCATGAAAACCTCGCAATCAATGCCGCATCAGCCAACGCTTGGCCTTTTGCTTTTGTTCCAAGGTCTTTCCATGTTGGCCACAACTGGATCGCCCTTGAACGTGCGGCGTCCTTGTCCTTGCCAATCAGCCCTGCGGCCTTTTTCCAAGCCTGTGGGGTCACCAAGGTACTAGGCAGTCCCATAGCCCCGATAACGCCCATTACAGTCCCGCAGGAGTGGCCAAAGTTGAACATGGATACCACGCCCTGTCCGGGCATTGCATGCACCTGCTCAATGAATACATGGGTAGCACAGCACGATGCAATGAAGTCGTACAGCGCAGCCGCATTGACTCGAGTAGCCGTGCCGACTTTGTAGGTGGGCATGGCAGTCCATTTAATGGGCTGGCCGTCCTCCAAGAGAACAATGGCGCCGGATGCGCCAACATCGATGCCGATGACTCTCATGATTCTTCCTTCTCAATTGGCACATCACGCCATTCACCAAATGGAGTTCCATACGGCTGGCGTTCATGTTGCTCACAAGTTTCCCATTCCCACCATTGCTGGAGGATTCGAATTTTATGCGGAATTGCAAAATGTTCGCCGTTATGGGAATAGCTATTGCGATCAACAAAGCGCAGTTTTGATGTTGGTGTCATGCTTCACCTCTTGCTCGGATTGCGTTTGCGATACTCCATGCCGCACCGTTTTGTGGCGGGTTTGATAAAAGCATGGTGTAGTCATACAGTCGTTTATCTGCTTCTTTTGCACACGCCTCACGCTCATGCTGTGTC